CAACTCTGCCATCACTCGTTTCACCGCGGCTGCGTACACATTCACAGGTGCTCCCAAGCAGCGCACGCTGACCTACTACGCATCGACGACGCCGTTCACCGACATTCTCGGCACGCTGGCCTACCGTGATCCAGACACCGGCTTTCAGGCCTTGATCGTTGCCACCAACGAGGTGCGCGACGACAGCGACTATGGGCAGGGCAAGGTGTACCTGGTGCGCCCCAACTCCGGCCACCTTGAGATTCCGCTCAACGGTCACGACATCTACGCCCCGGTGCGGCTTATCCAGTCGGCCAATGGTATCGTGATGCTGCGCCCTGGGAATGCTCGCTACTACTTCTCAGGCGGTGCGTCTGCTCTCGACTCGCTGGTGCTTGAGAACGGAAACGGTGACATCACGCTGGAGAACGGTGTTTCTCTTGGCACCGAGGACATCTACAAGATCGAGCTGAATGTCACTCCTGACTTGCAGACTGGCGACCGCGTGACCATCGGCCAGATCGGGTCTGCTCCAAACCTGTGGACAGGCTCGACGACCAGCGGCCAGGGCTTCGGAGTGTACGTCAACGTGGTCGGCAACTTTGTCTCGCTGCACCTCGACTACGCCAACTCGCTGAACGGCACGAATCCGATCCAGCTCAATGGCTTGGCCAATGTCAGCGACCGCTACTACATCGAGCTGTCGAACAACACGACCGGATACGATGTGACGCAGGGGATCGACGACTCGTACAACGACGGGATGCCGATCATCATGCAGGCGTCCTACGATACGACCACGTCGAATCCGATCTCTGCTCTTGATGCCGGTTTCGACCGCATCCCTTCGGTCAATTCGATCCTGACTGCCAGCCCCACCCAGGACACGATCACGGTTCCGAATCACAACTTCGTGCCTGGCGATCAGGTCACTATCAGCAATGCCAGTGGAGGCGGTGTCAGCAACAAGATCTATTACGTCTACCCGACGTCGAGCAACACGCTGAAGCTGTTCTCTGGCACCACCGAGGAGACCGACTCGCTGAACACCGCGGAGCGTGCTGTGATCAGCTTCACCTCGGTGGCCGGTGTGATCACGGCCTACACGATCTTGAATCAGGGCGCAGGCTATCTGTCGGCGCCTACTGTGAGTCTGATTGCTGGCGGTGGCTCTAGTGGCTCTGTGACGCTGTCGATCACCGACGGCAAGGTCACCGGAGTCACAATCAACAACGGTGGCACCGGCTACTCGGCCTCCTTCGAAGGCGAAGTAACGACACCTTCGACGCTGGTCGACATCACAGCCACGCTGACCGGCACGATCAAGAAGTCGAATGCCTCGGGCGCCTCAGTGCCTGCTGGACGCGAGGGGCTTTACTTCCAGAACCGTCTGCTGCTGCTGTACGGCAACGACTACTTGGCCGTTTCCGACGTGCTCGATCCGCTGCACTACAGCCCGGTGCTCAACGAGTTCAAGCTCAACACCGGCAGCAATGACCGAGTGGTGGCCTTGTATCCGTTCAATGCCACGACGCTGCTGGTGTTCAAGGAGAGATCGGTTTTGGCTGTGGAGAACCTGTACGGCGACCTGTCGACCACTCGGCTGACCGAGATCACCCGGGAGTTCGGATGCGTGTCTCAGGCCTCTATCGCAGGCACTGGTTCCGACGTGATCTTCCTGTCGCAGCGCGGTGTGATCAGCCTGAAGCAGACCGAGTTCGGTATCAGCCAGTCGGTGGTGCTGCCTCTGTCGGACCCGATTCAGGACGTCATCGACGAGGTCGATCAGGCGCACTGGGACAAGTCATCGGCTGCCTACTTCTCCAACCGCTACATCCTGAGCGTGCCTGTTGAGGGTGGCGACGGCACGAACACCCGCACGCTTGTGTTCAACTTCCTGAACAAGGCCTGGGAAGGCTTTTGGGAAGGTGATCTGCTGGTGCCTAGGTATTACTCGACGCTGATCGTGGCTGGCACCGACACGCTGTGCTGGGCCGATGAGAGCGGCCTGATCCACAGCTTCGATCCGTTGTCGCTGCAGGACCGCACTGCGACTGGTGTGATTCAGGCCATTGAGACCTCGGTGACCTTCCGCGGCCACACTGGCGAGCAGGACATCGACCACAAGCAGTGGACCGATCTGCAGTTCGAACTGTTCTCGTGGAATCCGCGCTATTCCATCTCGACCATCTTCGACGGTGTGTCTGAGGAGTACAGCGTGTCGACCAACGAGACCAAGAGCCGAACTCAGTACTACCTCTACGGTCAGGGCACCTACAACACGAACAACTCGACCAACACGTTCCTGAGCCCGTACCGCGAGGACTACTCGACGCTGCCAGGGTTGCGGTGCGGCACTAGCGGGTGGAAGGCTGGGTTGTTCCAGTCGTTCACGCAGAAGGCTCGGTTGCGGCGGCATTCGATAGCTATCCAGCCCAAGGTCACCACCGATCAGGGCGCATTGAACATTTACTCGATGAAGACCATCGGGGTTCCATTCCGTCTGTACGGCAAAAACGACGTCTAACCTATGCCCATCTTCGTCACAGTCACTCCCGGCACCACGGTCACCAGCAGCACCACGCTGGACGCCGCCACGCTCAACCTGCTGGGTACGCCCAGCGTTCAGGTGGAAGGCACGGTCGATGGTGGTTCGCTTTCTATAAGCGCAGGATCTGTGCTGCTGACTTCGTTGGCTGCTCAGAACGATCAAACCGTAGTTGGTAATGGGTCTGGATCACTGGCAAGCCCTTCTGCTCTGACTCTGAGCGGCCTAACTGCTACGTCGACCACGCTGTCGATCAGCAACTCGGCGATCACCACGGCAAAGATTGCCGATTCCTCGTCGAGCACCACCGGAGTCACTTACGCCAAGATCCAGCACGTTGCCGATGCTCGTTTGCTGGGGCGTTCTGCCGGTAGTGCCGGCGTGGTGCAGGAGCTGACTGTCGGAAGCGGTTTGAGCCTGTCTGGCGGCACGCTGACCAATGGCATCCTGAGGTACACGACCAGCGAGAAGTCGATTCCTGCAATCGGATCTGCGAGTCAAGCTGTTCAATGGCTCACCACTGCTACCGAGCTGCCTTCGTTGTCTGTGGCTCCGCAGATCGTGCGGGTTGTATTGAAGTGCTCGACTGCTGACGGTCCTTTTGTTGCTGGAGATGAGTTGGCAATTGAGAGCGTGGTGATGCAGGGCTATCTGAACAACTTCCCGATCTTCACATACAATCCGGTTGTTTCCGCTGGAATTGTCAGTGGGTCCAATTTGTTCGTGAACGTCTGGTTCACTAAGCAATACCCAGGAAATCCGACTCCGTATGCTGCTGGGACCAGTGCTTCCAACTTGGTTACACTCGACAGCACTGGTTCTTACATCACGTTGACTCGGGCCAACTGGAGAGTGAAGGCATACCTGCTTTACGCCTCGACCTGGGCATGATTGCCGCCATTACAGACTACCTGCTGCGCAAGCTCCCGGACAGCTTCAAGGGCTGGACCCGGGAGGCCGTGGAGGACTATGTGCTGTTCCACGCGCAGCAGGGCACGCTCAAGATCGCCACACAGGATGAGAAGGTGGTTGCCGTGCTGGTAGGCTGGCGTCAGATGGGTGCAGAGCCGAAGGCCTGGGAGTGGCAGGCAACCGATCCCAATGGCGACCACTGGTACTGGCATCAATTCGCCGCGGATTGCGCGGTGTTTGCCATGGCAGTAGCGGCTAAGTTCTTCCACGACCGGCCTGAGTCGGCGATTCTGCCGGCCATCGGTTATCGAAACGGTAAACTGACCACCTACAAGAAAGGCTCTATGCCGATCTACAGGGTGGCATCCAAGCATCTATGACAGTCGACGCACCGGCACCACGCAACTACGCCCAGGAGACCGCGGACACGCTTCGCACCCAGCTTGAGCTGGCACCGCAGAAGTACGCTGCGGAGGCTCAGTTCGCGCCAAAGTACCAAGCGCTGCAGCTTGATCTGCTGCGGCAGTCGACGCCTGAGCTTTTGGCGCTGTACCGCGACCAGATTGCGCCGACCATGGGTCAGGTTGAGGCCGCTTCTCGTTCTACTTCGCGTGCCGGTGACATTGCCGACATTATGAAGCTGGGGCCGCAGGCGCGTGAGGCCATGCGCACTGCTGCGCCAGAACAGACGCAGATCGCTGATATTCTTGCCAGAAACGCCACTTCTGGCCTGTTGGCTGGTGGTCGTTTGACTCCTGAGCAGCAGCGTATGGCAGAGCAGCAATCGCGTGCCGGGTTGGCTGCGCGTGGTCTTGCTACCGGACCCAATGCTCAGTTGCAGGAAGCTCTTCGCTCGCAGCTTGCGTCCGCCGGTCTGCAGCAGCAGCGCCAGCAGCAGGCAATGGGCGCCTTGCAGGCTGGCCAAGGCGTGTATGGCGACGTGTTCCAGCAGGTGCTGGGACGGCCTTCGCAGGCCTTTGCCGGATCTCAAGGCTTCCTCGGTCAGGCTCAAGGATTCAACCCTGGCCAGTTGTTCCAGCCCGAAAGTGCCTACGCTGCGAATATCTACGGAGGCAACCAGCAGGCCGCCTTGGGTGCTGCTTCTGCCGGTGCTTCTGCCACTTCCGGTTTGCTTGGCGGTCTATTCGGTGGCCTTGGCGCCATCGGTGGCGGCGCTCTTGCTGGCCGCGGTCGATAACATTCAAAGAATATGGCTCAATACGGCTATTCCACACCCTTCCAAGGAGGTTCTTCGAACGTCATCCCGCCGGGTTACCTGCAGGCCATGGCGTCCCGTGGCGAAGCCATTGGCCAAGGTCTTCAGACGGCAGGCAATGTCATCGGACAGGCGCTGCAGCGTTATGGCGAGCGCAAGGCTGAGAACGAGTTCCTGACTGCTCGATTGGAGTCGCTTGCTCCTTACCTGCAGTCGGTTGCCGGTAGTGGCAACGTGATGGACGAGCGGTCGCCCGAGTCGAAGCTGCTCGGCGATATCGAGAAGTTCTCGTCGATGTCCATCCCGCAGAAGAAGGCCACGCTGCTCAATGCGGAGTTCTATCTCGACCGTGCCGACAAGCAGCGTGCTCGGGATATCCAAGACCAGTTGGCACGGCAGAACATTGCGCTTGGAGAACTTCAACTCTCCGAAGCCCAGCGCCGGGCGCAGCTTGAGCAGAACCTTGGACAAGCCATCGGTCAGGTTGCTGGTATTCCGACCTCCCGGACTGTCAATGTCGACCAGCCTCCGGCTTTCATCACGTCGAGCCTGAACATTCCTGCTGCGGAACAGCCTTACACGCCGCCTTATCAGGTGCAGCAGGTGCCTCTTGCTGCCCAGCAACCTCCGGCTGCAGCTCAAGCGCAGCAGGGGCCGATGTTCGGTGAGTACGGGTTCGGTCCGCGCACGCCCAATGTTGCACAGTATGCCCAAGGCCTCGGCCGCGGCATCATGCCCATTCCGGCTGGAACCACCCGTGAGCAGTTCACGCCTACTGCAGGTGGTCAGGCGCCTACGGTGCAGCCCTCTGTCGGAATTGCTCCTATCCAGCAGCGCGAAACACCGCTGTTCGAATCTGGACCGATCAGGACCACCGCGCAGCAGGAGCAGGCCGTTCCGTTCCAAGAGCGTTTCCGTCAGGCCACTGACATTTTCCAGAAGCTGAATGTTCCGCTGAACGTCGAGACCATCAACAAGGTGCTTGAGGCTACCGGCACTCCTGCGCCTATCCGCGCTACCGAGACTCAGCTTCCGAGCGGAGCCACGGTGATCAGCGCCAACGGACGCATCGAGGTGCTTCCTCCGCCCAAGCCTGTTGAGGGCAAGGATCTCACCGAGGGTCAGGCCAACGCTGCTGGGTTTGCTGCCCGAATGGTTTACAACGAGAACCTCATCAACAAGGCCACTTCGGGCAACTACAAGCCCGGAGGCGTCTTTGAGTTCGGGTTCACTCCTGAGCGCCTAAAGTCGGATGATCGCAAGACATACGAGGCGTCCAAGGAGAACTGGATCGCTGCAAACCTCCGTAAAGAGTCCGGTGCTGCCATCGGAGAGAAGGAATACGCCGACGCTGACCGCCAGTATTTCCCGCAACCTGGCGACTCTCAGAAGCAGGTGCAGGAGAAGGCCAATCGCCGCAAGGTTGCCGAGCGCTCAATGCGCAGTGCCATCGGTCGCAACTCCGAGTTCTACATCCAGCAGATCCTCGGTGGAGCACAGGAGCAGCAACCAAGCGCCGCTTCAGGTGGTATCCGTCGGTACAATCCGCTGACCAAAAAGTTCGAATAGCCTATGCCATATCAGGTGCAGGTCGGTGCCGAGGTTGTCGAGTTCCCGGACTCTGTCAGCCAAGACGAGGCTCAACGCATTCTTGCCGACCAGTTCCCGCCTACTGGCGAGGATGTGGCTCAGGCATTGCAGAATCCTGACTTCGTTCCTACCCGCGAACAGTTCGATCTGTTCAAGGAGTACAACAAGACCAAGCAGACCGACTGGATCAACACCATCGCGCAATCGGTCGATGCCGCTGCAGGCATGATTGGCAGTGCGTTGGCCGAAGGTGCTACCGGAGCTGCCGCAAACCCGCTCAACTACATCGAGGGAGCTGCTCAAGGCACCCGGCAGCTCTACGGACTCGTGGCGCAGTCGGAGAATCCGGACTCACCGCTGTTCAAGTTCAAGGACTTGGTCACCGGTACAGGCACGCCTGACTCGCAGTACAACCAGTTTCTTGAGGCACGCGACTTTGCTCGCACTTCCCGCAGGCTTGAGGAAGGCCAAGAAGGCATTGTTGTCCCGCCTGAACTTACCAACCCGGAGTTCGTGCAGGGTGTGTCGTTGATTGCCGACCCGACGATGCTGCTGCCTGGTATCGGCGAGGTGTTCGGTGCTGGAAAGCTCTCGGCCCGTGCTGTCGGCAGGGGTGCCCAGTTGGCTGGCCGTGCTGTCACTGCTGTGGCTGCGCCTGCAGAGCGTTTGCTGAGTGCTGCCGAGCGTGGTGTTGCGGAGGCTCTTAGTGTAAGCCCGGAGGCCCTGCGCACGACCGCGGCGACCACCGGCATTGCTGGTGCACTTGGAGTTGCTCCTGAGCTTGCTACCGCTGCGGCAATTCCTGCCGCGGTGCGCACCACCCGAGAGATTGGCGAGGCCATTACGGCTGCTGGCGAGAACTTGGCAACCCAGCCTTCCCGTGTTGGACCGCTGGAAGCCATTGGTGCTGCACCTGGCGCCAACCTGCGCCAGCGTATGCTGGGTGTGATCGGTCAGTACGGTGGTGATGCCGCGGTGGACGCTGCTCTCCGAGGCACTGCCGGCGCTCTGGAGGGTGCTGCTCTCGGTGCCGGCCTCGGGTACGTCTCTGGAGGCGAGGAAGGCGCTGCTGCCGGTATCGGAAGCGGTGGTCTGCAGGGTGCTGTAGGTGCTCTCGGTGCGCGTGGCTTTGAGAAGCTCACCGGCAAGGCTGCTGCAGAAGCCCGTGCTGGAGACTTGGGGCGCTTCATTGAAGGCCTGCAAGATCCGACGACCAAAGGCCTTTTCGAGCGTGTCCGAGATACGCACGGAGTCGATGCGGCCTCAGCGCTGATGGATGTCGAGGCTCTGACCAAGGGTCGCTTCGGTGACATCGACGTGCTGTATCGGTCCAACAAGGACTTTGCCGACCAGTTTGGAGGAAGCGCCCGTGGTGTGCAGGTGGTTCAGGCCGAGCGCCCGACCATCGTCATCAATGCCGACATCCTCGGCAAAGGCAAAGGCGACAGCCCCCTCTACACGCTGGGCCACGAACTCTTCCACGCTCTCGAAAAGAGCGAGCAGCTATCTGGAGGTGCCACCGACATCAAAGACGCTCTGGTGGGCCGCTGGAGCACGCAGGACGGTGTTCCTACGAGGATTCAGGAAGGCGCCTACAACGACGCCGAGATCGAAGCCAAGTTCAACGAGTACCGCGACAAGCTGGCGGCTGGTAATGCCAAGGCTGCTGATCAGTTGGCGCAGTTCGACACGCTGGACAAGAAGGCGAACTACATTGCATCGGAGCTTGCTGCAGAGCACTTCGCTAGGCTCATGGCTGGCCAGAAGCCCGACACCATGCTGCGCGGCTTCTCAGGCCTCGCTAGGCAGGCTTTGGACGCTGCGCTGACTCAGAACGCCAGCAAGGCCATCGCCAACGCTGCAGCGGCTATTGAACGCACATTCGGCGTGAAGCCGACTGACTCGGTGCTGTTCCCGGATCTGAAGCAGGCCTCGCCACAGGTGAACGCCATGCTGCGTGACCTGGTGCGTGCCCGTCGGTCGCTTGATCAGAAGATCGAGCTGCAGGGCGATCAGGGCATTGCCACGCTGAAACCTTCGGACATCAGCAACCCTGTGGCAGCACAGCAGGTGATCGACCTCGGCCTTGGCGAGCGCCTGCCCGACGGCACCGTGCGTGCCTTCAGCAACGAGGAGATCCGGGTACGCGAGGAGCGCGACACCGGAGAGCTGCGCCGCATCCTTGAGTCGATCCCGGGCGCCCGTGTCGTTGACGGTGAGATTCTCGGACGGTTCAGCCCCGAGCAGCTCAGTGCCATCGAGCAGTCTCAGGCCGTCAGCAGCCGGATGAAGGACAAGGTCCGTGCCATCAACAGCGCGATGGGCAACGGCAACTCGGTGTTCGTCAATTACGGGGCGGCCACACGCCGTGTAAAGAACCGGCTGACCGGCAAGTTTACCAGCAACTACAGCAGCGGAATCCGCCTCTCGCAGCGCGAGGTGTTGCCATACAGCTTCTACATCTCCAAGGCCGACAACCCGGTGGTGAAGGTGATCGACATCACCAAGATGCGGAATGCTCTCGACAAGGTGACCAACCAAGACGGCTCTGTGGCCGGCCTGTGGGGCAATGTCGACGGGTTCATGTCGGACCTGGCAAAGTACTTCACCAACCTCGACGCCAAGGAGAACGCCCGGCGTTCGGTGGATGTCTTCGGTGCCGACAAGGCTCGTTTCCTCGGTGACTTCGTGAACGAGCAGGAGAAGGGCGGCCGGAAGTTCGTGCGCGACCTGCGCGTCGACCGTATCGGCTCCATCGACCCGCGGTCGTTCCGAGCCAACATCTCAGAGGACGCCATACAGCTCTCCAAACTCCGCTGGATGCCTGCCGAGACCATCGGCGACAAGCTGGTCACCAACTCCGACGAGGGCTACCGCATCGTCAGCGGCGCCAAGCACCGACTCTACGGTCCCGACGGCAAACTGATCGGGATCTACGACACCCAAACCCAAGCAGAAAGGAAAGCAGATGCCACTCAAGCAAGGCTACAGCCAGAAGTCGATCAGCAGCAACGTGTCCCGGGAGATGAAGGCCGGCAAACCGCAGAAGCAGGCCGTGGCAATCGCGCTCTCGGTGGCGCGGAAGGCGGCCAAGAAGGCAGGCAAGCCGACCGGACGGTTCGACAAGCGGGGGATGTGATGTTCATGCCGGCGAGTCCTGAGACTCCCGAGTTCGCACAATGGTTCGGAGCGAGCAAGGTTGTTTCTCCTGAAGGCAAGCCGGCCGTTGTGTACCATGGCACCAACCTGCCGTTCACGATCTTCAATACACGACGGCCGGCATGGTTCGCTCAGAATCCAGAACTCGCCAATCAGTTCACTGCTGGCGGACGCAGGAAGATGGCTGAAAAGCCTGGCAAGGGTTCATCAGTGTACCCTGTCTATCTGAAGATCGAAAACCCGTTTGATCTGACGTCCATGAATCCTGGCACCATGATCAGCCGCGTTGAGCTGCTGAAAATGATTGGTGCTGACACCAGCGATGCGACGTTGCGCGATCTTGCGAAGCAACAGCTCGACAGCGGTTATGTTGGGCTTGCCTCAACCATCACCGATCCAATCGGTTACATGGTCAACGCATACAATGAGAAGACGCGTTTGTACCAGTTGCTCGACGATCCTCAGATTGTTTCGATTCTGAAGGCTTCAGGATATGACGGCATTGCCACAACCGAGGATGTTACTGTCGGAAAGAAGAACGCTCCAATAAAGATATCTTCGACGACATACGCTGTGTTCGAACCGACACAAGTGAAGTCAGCGACAGGCAATGTTGGCACCTTCAGTCCGACCAATCCTGACATCCGGTTCATGCCATCCGACACCGACTACCTGTCCGCAGTGAACTCTGGCGACACGGCTGCCGCGCAGCGGATGGTCGATGAGGCGGCTAATGCGGCGGGGTACACGGTTGGGCCGGTGTGGCATGGTGGAGCAAAGCCGACGGTGTTCAACGTTCGCGCCGGAGAGAAGACATCAAGGCACGAATCGTCAGCACTTGGTTCATTTTTCTCTGATTCAGAAGAAACCGCGTCTCAATACGGAAACACTGCTCCGTATTTCCTGCGCATTGAAAACCCAATTGAACTCTCAGAAAGAGAGCAGTCCGCATTGGATACCGTAGCGAAGGCGAGACTGTTCAGAATGAAGGCAAAGCAAGATGGGTTTGATGGGGCTATTATTAGGACTCAGGATGCGCCTGGATTCAAAGGGGGTACAGAATACGTTGCCTTCGACCCAACACAGATCAAATCCGCCGAGCCCATCACCCGCAACGATCAAGGCAACGTCATCCCGCTCTCGCAGCGATTCCAGACGAGCAACGCGGATATCAGGTTTATGCCCGACTACAGCGGCGAGCACCGTGCCCCGCAGCGCGACTCTGGTGCCCCGCTGGACAACCTGAAGGACGTCTACCCTGAAGATGTGTACGGACCCAAGGGTGCGTTGTATTACGGACACGCGAGTGGAGACGCTACGGACAAGGCTGCGATCCGCATAATCCAGTCGGCTCGCAACAAGCCGGATGCGCCTGTGAAGGTGTTCAGAGCCATTCCAAAAAGCATTCAGTCCAACGAGATCAACCCTGGCGACTGGATCACAACGATCAAGAGCTACGCAGTCCAGCATGGTGAAGGAGTGCTTGGCGGCGACTACAAGATCCTTGAGAAGACCGTTCCTGCTGGTGATCTCTACACCAACGGCGATTCGATCTTTGAGTTCGGGTACGATCCCAAGTTCATGCCAATGGCGGACTCATCAATGCCCGGCGCCTACTCATTCACCGGAGGTTACCGAGCACTTCCGGGTAAATCGAAAGGCAGCCTTCGCATTTACAGCCCTGCCGGCAGCCTGATCGGCATCGCGGCAAGCCTTGACGAGGCGCAGCGCATCATCCGAAAGAAGGCCAAGCAATGAGCTACGATTCACAGACCAGCACGATCCTGATCAATAAGCTGCGCAAGGACGTCGACTCGTTGACGCTCAAGATCGCGGTGCTGCAGGACATCAAGGACAACAACGTCGCAGGCGGCACCGCGGTGACCGCTGTGTGGACTGCCAGGACGCTGAACACCGTCACCAGCGATCCGAATGGCCTGATCATCGACCTTGCGTCCAACGAGTGGAAGGTGGCTGCCGGAGCCTACCAGGTGAAGGTGCTGGCTCCGTTCCACCATACCCGCGGCACCCGGCTGCGGCTGTACGACGTGACCAACTCGGTGGTCATCGGGTACGGCCCGTCGCTCTACATCAACAACGGTGTGGACATGGAAGTGTCCTTGAACGTGCGCATCACGCCGCACAAGGACAACGTCTACCGGCTGGAGTACTACTGCGAGCGAGGCGGACACTCTGACGGCTTGGGTCTGGCTGCCAACGTCGGGCAGCCCGAGATCTACACCACGCTGGAGCTGACGAGGCTCGACACCGGCCTGACCAAACCGCTCGGTGCCGGCGGTCTGCAGGGTCCGCAAGGGCCTCCCGGACCCACTGGCCCTGCCGGTCCCGCTGGCCCTACTGGCGGCGGTGTGACCAGCGTCAATGTCTCTGGAGGCCTCACCGGCCTTACGACCTCGGGCGGCCCCATCACCAGTAGCGGCACAATCACGCTGGGAGGCATCGTGGCCGTGTCGGCAGGCGGAACTGGTGCTTCTGATGCGGCCACAGCCCTGACCAACCTTGGGGCTTATCCTGCGAGCAACCCAAACAATTACACGTCCAACGGCGGCACGGTGACGTCCTTCGGGTTCACCAATGCCAACGGTGTGAGCGGTACGGTGACCAACCCGACGACCACGCCCAACCTGACCGTGTCATTGGGAGCAATCACGCCGACTTCGGTGGCAGCTTCAGGCACGGTTACTGGAAGCAACCTGTCGGGCAGCAATACCGGAGATCAGACCATCACGCTGACCGGGGATGTCACCGGGTCAGGCACTGGGTCATTCGCTGCGACCATTGCCAACAATGCGGTGACCTTCGCCAAGGTGCAGCAGGTCAGCACCGATAGGTTGATAGGCCGAGATACTGCAGGCACCGGCAACGTCGAGCAGTTGACTGTCGGTGGCGGTGTGGAGTTCACAGGCTCCGGCGGCATCCAGACCAGTGCCTTCACTGGGGACGTCACCAAGGCTGCCGGTGGCACTTCACAAACCATCGCAAGCAGCGCGGTGACCTACGCCAAAATCCAAGACATCTCGGCTGCCTCCCGACTGCTTGGCCGAGGTGCCGGTGCTGGTGCTGGAGTCACTCAGGAGATCAGCCTAGGCACCGGCCTGTCGATGTCTGGCACCACGCTGTCGGCCTCTGCTGCCGGCACTGTGACGTCGGTGGATGCTTCCGGCGGTACGACAGGCATGACCTTCTCGGGCGGCCCTGTGACGACCACAGGCACGCTGACGCTGGCTGGTACGCTGGCTGTGGCCAACGGTGGCACCGGAGCGACTACGGCTGCCGCAGCACTGACCAACCTCGGAGCCTACCCCAACAGCAACCCGGCTGGGTACACGAGCAACACCGGCACCGTGACCAACGTGTCGGCTACTGGTGGCGCCAACATCTCGGTGGCTACAGGCAGCACCACCCCGGTGATCAGCCAGGTGCCGGCTACGACCACGCAGAACGGCTACATGACGTCCACGCAGGCCACCAAGCTCGACGGCATTGCCGCGGGGGCTTCGGTGACGTCTGTGGGTGTGTCCGGTGGTACGACAGGCCTGACCACTAGCGGCGGCCCGATCACCTCGTCGGGGACGATTACGCTGGGCGGTGTGTTGGCTGTTGCCAATGGCGGTACCGGGGCGAGCACAGAGGCCGGTGCTCTCACAAGCCTCGGCGCCTATCCAGACACAAACCCTAACGGCTACACCAGCAACACCGGAACGGTGACTAGCGTCAACGCATCGGGCGGAACCACGGGGCTTGCCTTTACAGGCGGTCCTGTGACCACGTCCGGTACTCTGACACTCAGCGGCTATCTAAATGCGGCTAACGGCGGCCTAGGCTTCACAAGCTATGCCAATGGCGAGCTGCTCATCGGCAATGCGGACGATGATGGGTGGAGCAAGGCCACTCTGACGGCTGGCACCGGTATCACGATCACGAATGGCCCGGGCACGATCACCATTGCCAACAGCGGGTCGGGTAGTGGTGACGTTGTTGGCCCTGCTAGTGCAACGCAGTACGAGCTGTCTCGGTTCACAGACACCACAGGCAAAGAGATCGACGGTGCGAGCTGGTATTCCAACGGTGGCGATCTGTACGGCGTTGCCGGGTTCAGATCCATGCAATACGGGTTTGTCTGGATTCCATCTGGAACCGGAGGTCAGCCCAACAACAGCCCCGGTCAATACGGTACGCTCGCAGGACGAGCCCCGATGTACTTCGACCGCACAAACAGCCGGCTCTACATCTTCAACGAAGACGTTCCGGGTTGGAAATACGTCGATCTCAGCTAGTATCCCATCTCCCAATGAAACACACCTTCCCGTGCGTCGAGTCGATGCGGCGCGTCAACCTCTCCAACGGCCGAGTGCTGCGTGTATGGCGCGACCGCACCAAGGAGCTGCTGTCGGCTTCCTACGATGACGCTGACATCGTCTCGACGTGCATTGCCAATGCCACCAACGACACGCAGTTGATGGCCGCTGTCGCCAAGCTCAAGGGCGTGAACGCTGTCGAGCTGGTCGACGCCAATGGGCAGGGCACTGTGATCTACACGGCATGGCCGTGACACCGGCTAGTTGCTTGCAATCTGCTGAAAAGATTGCTTGCAATTAGCGGTGACCATTGTTCCAGCGAGGCGGCGAGTCATGGCTATCGGTTGCACCCACGGCAACCGAGCCAACAAGGACGCGCTCTCGGCTGCCCTACTTTTCAGAGAGCAGTTTCGACCCGATGAGGTCATTCACCTTGGGGACGCCTATGACCTTGCGAGTCTTCGCGCAGGCGCTCTGGTCAATGACAACGACAGCGATGCCGCAGACGACTACCTTGACGATATCGACGAGGGGCGGCGGTTTCTGGGGGCGCTTAGGCCCACCGTGTTTATTGTTGGCAATCATGACGAGCGTGCGCGGCGGTTAATGCATCATCACAATGCCGTCGTCCGCGGGTTCGCCGAGGCTGTCTGGCAGCGGATGATTGAGCCCATCGAAAGGCACGCCAAAATTTTCATCAAGACCCACGATGTGCTGCCGAGATCCTGGTACACGCTGGGAGGCTACAAGTGGGGCCACGGCCTTCTGTACGGCGAGAACTTCCTGCGCGACACCGCGGAGACATGGGGCAACACCGTGGTGGCCCATGCACATCGCGCAGGAGTGGCTACAGGGCGCCGCAGCGACCATCCGGTGTGTCTGTCGCCGGGGACCCTTGCGGACGCGCCTTGCATGGATTACGCGCTAAGGCGACGTGGTACGCTGGCGTGGTCCCACGGCATCGTGTTCGGGGAGTACACCGAGGACAGCGCCCAGCTCTACGTTCACCAATGGCCCCAGGGAGAAACCCAATGGAATCTGCCGAGCTTCTAAGGCACATCCGAAAGGAGCTCCAGCGCAAGATCGAGATCCCGACACCGGAGTGGAAAACCAGCCGGCAATGGGCTGTCGAGTGGGGCCTGAAGCAGAGTCAGACCAACCGTTTCTTGAACCTGGCCGTCGAAGAGGGAATCATGGAGGTCAAACCGTTTCGGGTGCCTTGCCCGACACGCACTTCCTACCCATGCCCCCACTACCGCAAAATCAAATGAGCGACATCGTCTCCAGCACCATTCAGGAACGCGGCAAAGTCTACGGAGAACCGCACCACAGCCACACCAACATCGGGCTGTCTTGGACCGGCCTGATCCAGCAGCACTACGGCATAACCCTACCTGCACCGCTTCCTGCGCACCTGGTGGAGCTGATGATGGTGGCCTTCAAGGTCCATCGCAGCGCCCGGGTGTTCCATGGCGACAACTACGTCGACCTGAGAGCCTATGCTGCCTTCGCGGAGCACGCTCAGGAGCACCCCGGAGAGCCCTACGTTCCCAAGAATTGACCATCGTTTCACCCCTGCAAACATTGGGGTTTCTGCAAAAAGAGGGAAAAATAGTAAAATTGTGTTGCAGGTGTTTGGGTGATGGTGCAGATTGATCCCATCAACGAGATCAACACTATGAGCAAGTTCACCAAAGTTACCGAATGGCTGGCGGCTGGAAACCTCGCTACCGGATTCTACCTCATCGAGGCTCCGATCACCAAGACGACCGAAAAGGCCGTCGGGTTTGCCGCCAAAAAGATGAACGAGTTTGGCAATCTAAAGGACAGCACGATGTGGGTTCCGAAGGCTAAGGCTTGCGAGATCCAAAACGACTTCTACGTCAATGGGCCTTCGAAGATGTTTCTGATCCCGGAGTGGATCTTTTCGGCAAAGATGCGGGAAGGTTTTGAGTTCTGACTTTCAGGGCCGGTGGCGCCCGTAAGCCACACCTTCCGCCTGAGAGGAAACACAGGCCCAGGGGCGCGACTGGCCAACGCGCAACACTCTCCAAACCATGACCACCATCTCCAACCTCATCAGCGCTCTGATCATCGTCGAAAGCTCCGGCAACGACATGGCCATCGGCGACAACGGACGCGCCGTAGGCCCACTGCAGATCCACCGCGGGGTCGTCCTAGACGTGAACCGGATCACCGGCAGCCACTACCGTCACCAGGACATGACCAACCGGGTGCAGGCCCGGGCTGTGTGCGAGGCTTACCTCAAGCACTACGGCCGCTGCGCCAGCACCGAGCAGCTCGCCCGTCGTTGGAATGGTGGGCCGTCAGGCGACAAGAAGCAGGCCACCGAGGCCTACTGGAACAAGGTCCGCAAGCATCTCAAATGAGTAAAACCAAGACGATCAACGTGAACCCAGACATCCACAAAACGCTGCGAGACTACTGCCGGGCTGCAGGCCTGAAGGTCGGTGCCGTCACCGAGCAGGCGATAAAGGCGTGGCTAAGGAGGAACGCCAAATGAAACGAATTCTGGCTATCGACCCCGGCCTGTCAGGTGGCCTTGCGCACTTCGCTAGCAACCGGGTGACCCTAGAGCCCATGCCTGCCACCGACGGCGACGTCCGGGAGGTGCTAATCAACTACCTGTCGCAGTCGGATGTTGTCTACATCGAGAAGGTGGGCGGGTACATCGGAGGCAAGGGAGCACCGGGGAGTGCGATGTTCAACTTCGGCCGCAATGTAGGATTCATCCACGGCCTGATCGCTTCGATGCTCACCAGGTGCATTGAGGTGCCGCCACAGCGCTGGCAGAAGACGATTGGGGCAGGCACCAGCAAGACCCATGGAACGCGCTGGAAGGCCCACCTAAAGGGCTTGGCGCAGCAAAGGCAGCCTAGCCTCAACATCACACTGAAGACCGCGGATGCGGTGCTCATCCTGGAGCACGCGATGCTGGCGGAGGGACTGAAATGACCAACCAACCAATCAACGACGGAGGAAGTGCTTTCCCTTGCCCTCCTAGCCAGCATTCAAATGGTTTCTACTCCACCGGAGAAGGCATGACCCTCCGCGACTATTTCGCGGCGAAGGCAATCAATGAAGTGGGATGGTATAACAACATAAACCAGAGCGCGATTATGGCTTACGAAATAGCCGACGC